GTTTTCCCTTTTTATCCGGCTTCGTGATGCAATGCCAAACGGGTATTTTAGATGTATCTCGTGCGGACAGATAAAACCATTCGGACAAGCTGACTGCGGACACTATTTCAGTCGTACACATTTGGCGACACGGTTTGATGAGAATAATTGCCATGCCGAATGTCGACACTGTTTAACACCGGATTCTCTCGTCTTAATGAAAGATTTTATATGGAAACAGCTTGGTGAAATTAGTGTTGGTGAAGAAATATTTGCTTTTGACGAAGAAGTAATTTATAAAACTTCACGAAGATATAAGGTTGGAAGGGTTACACACATAGAACGTGATATTCAAGATGTGTATGAGGTAGAGTTAGAGAATGGAGATAAAATGAAGACAACTGCTAACCATAAATGGCTCGCAAGGGCAAGACAAGGAACTTCATACACATGGATTGAAACACAAGAAATGTGGGTTAATGGCGTAAATCTTCATGGGAAGCACAAGACCGGACCTCATACAGATAGGACTACGACCATTGTCTGTAAACCATTTCAAGTAATACAACAAGAAAAATCCTATGAAAGCGGATGGATTGCGGGAATGATTGATGCTGACGGACATATTTGTCAACAGAATATTTCTAATCCAGATGGGACGAAACGCTATGGTTTTCGTGTCGGTATAGCCCAATGTGAGAAGTACATGGATATTTGCTCTGAAATAAAACGCTTACTTGAAAAGTTCACAGGAAATAATAAAACTTGTCGGCAGATGATGGAAGATTCAAATAGGCGTGGCACGTTTAAAAAAACGTATCAATCTTGGCAATTTCTTATAACAGGTACAAACATAGAGAAGCTCCAATTTTTAATGCGTATTCGTCCGCATAAAATTGAAAAGGTGGATATTGAAAAACTTGGCAAACTAAAATCTCAATATGATACCAAAGTGAAAAGTATCAAATATATAGGTAAAGAGGAGATTGTCGTGATGGAAACGGATACGCGTACTTTCATTGCTAACGGCTATGCCATGCACAACTGCAACAGATTCAAAGCCGACCATTTGGAAGGCTATCGGGTGAATCTAATTGCTAAAATAGGTCAACAGAAATTTGATTTGCTGAAGGTGAAAGCTGCCGGCACTTCCAAAATGACTGATTTTGAGTATGAACAGCTAATCAAGTATTACAAAGCACTTAATAAAAAGTTACGAAA